GTTATGAAGATTGGTACATTGGTGCTGTTAATAACCAAAACAAATTTTTTGGAGGAAACATTAACGAGGCACAAGCATTATATTACAAGAATATATAAACAATAAAAGATAAAACAATATGGCAGGATTTACTGATAGGAGAGGACCATTAAGTACAGGTAATCCAGTAAGAAAAATATTAAAAGATCTTTCTAACTTAGGAATGGCCTATGATGATATGATCATCCGCAATTCCCGTGCAGTAGGTTTTACTGAAAATCAGATGGGTTATACATTTAATCCAATGGGATCTGATTCTGATGACATCTATGGTGCTTTTGCTGCCCTTTCATTAACTGATACATCTCTTAAGAAAAATATTTCTATCTTTGATAGTGATTATGAAAGAAAGAGAGATGAACTAAGAACATATGCAGTACAAGATGAAATTGAAGATATCCTTGATGTAATTACAGATGAGGCTATTGTATTTGATGAATCTAACTTTATGGCATATGCTCATTTTAATGGCCATATTGCAAATTCAATAGAGGATGAAATCGGTGATGTTTACAATAACATCTATAACTATTTTGGATTTAACGATTCTATCCAACCTTGGAATTATTTTAGGAAATGGTTGGTTGATGGATTGCGTTTGAAATAGTTTATAATGATAAGCAAACAGAAATAATAGGATTTAAAGAATTAGATCCAATTTCGCTAATGCCAGGTATTGATACTGATACTGGAAAAAAGCAATGGGTTCAATACAAAGGTCAAGGTGCCAAAGAAAGAAAACTTTGGGATTCTCAAATTATTTACATATCTTATTCACAGGTAAATTCACCAATGAGAATATCATATGTTGAGAGACTTATCCGATCTTTTAACCTTTTAAGAATTATGGAGACTACCAGAATCATCTGGGCTGTTTCCAATGCTTCATTTAAAACTCAGTTTATTATCCCTGTTGGTGGTAAATCTAAAACTAGGGCAAAACAATCGTTGGCTCAGTTAATGAATTCTTATCGTGAAGTAGTAGACTTTAACTATGAAAGTGGTGAAATTCAAACTAACGGTAAACCAATGATGCCATTCAATAAAGAATATTGGTTACCATCTAAAGATGGAGAATCTCCAGAAATCAGTACCGTTGGTGGTGATGGTCCAGATTTAGGAGATACAGAATCTTTAAAATATTTTGCCGACCGATTAAAAATGGCATCCAAGATACCTTTCTCACGATTTGATAAAGAAGGTGGTAATACATATGATATGGATGCTAGTGGTATGCTAAGAGACGAAATAAAATTTGGAAAATTTGTAGCTCGTTTAAGATCACTATTCCAGGAAATTTTAATTAAGCCAGTATATCTTCAAATGTGTCTTAATCATCCAGAATTAAAAAATGATGTTTCTTTTAAGGCTGGTTTAGGACTTAAATTTGTTAAAGATAATGTGTTTGAGGAAATGAAAGAAATGGAATTACAAACAAAACGAGTTGATTTTATTGGTAATCTTAAAACACAGTTAAGTACAATGGATGCTGAAATGACAGAAATTCCATACTTTGATTTAGGATTCCTTGTTAAGAGATACGGTGGATTTACTCGAGAGGATCTAAAAGCTAACCAGAGGGCCAAAGAAAGGACAGAATTAGAAGACGCTGGATATAAAGAAGAGGATATAGAAAAAATCCTTTTAGGAGCCGATAAGGCCGATTTTGAACCAGAGAAGAAAGATGGTGCACCAGATGAAGATCCATTGGCTGGTCTTGGATAAAAAGTTTACAAAGATTGTAATATATAAATCAAATAACTAGTAGAAAATGTCAGGAAAGAAATTATTGATTCTTGAAAGAGCTAAATCAAACCTAGATATAACTACCGGCGAAGACGGTTCGGTTGTATTAGAAGGTGTCTTTACCGAGTTTGGTGTTCGTAACAAGAATAACAGGATATATGAGGAAAAAGAAGTAATGCCTCATATCAATGAATTACAAGAAAAGGTTAAAACCAATAAGCTTTTAGGTGAATTAGATCATCCTAAGGATTTTGATGTTAGTTTGGCTAATGTTTCTCATGTTGTTGAATCATTAAACTATGATCCAGCAAAAAAGCAAGTTATTGGAAAAATTAGACTATTAAATACATCTAAAGGTAAAGAAGCACAAGCTCTTATCAAGGATGGTATCCCTTTACATATTTCAAGTAGAGCTGCCGGTACGGTAGATGAAAATGGAAAGGTTAAAATTAAAAAATTCTTTACTTATGACTTGGTTGCAGATCCTGGCTTTGAGAATGCCGAGTTATCAAGAGTAAATGAATCTTTTGGTTTTGAAGATGATGGTACTTTAATAATCTATGAAATGGAAGAAACTGAAAACAACACAGATAATAAAAAAGATTTAACAATGGAAAATAACAATTTTGTAACTGTTGAAGATTTTCAAAAGTATACTGAATATGTATCCGGAGTTCTAAATAACGTTAAGGAATCTGCTAACTCTAATAATGATGAGGTGATTGAAAAGCTTATTAAGTATTCTGAGCATATTGCAGAAAAGGTAAATCAGGTTTCTGATTATGCTGAATACTTATCTGAAAATCTAGATAAGAGCATTTCTTATTCTGACTATCTCGCTGAAAATGTAAATTCAATTAAGGACTATGCTTCTTACTTGGCTGAAGAACTTGATGGAAGTATTCAATACGCCGAGCATGTAGCGGAGATGGCTGATAAAGGAATTCAATATTCTAACTATGTAGCTGAAAACCTTGAAAAAGGAATTGAATATTCTGAATATGTAGCCGAAAAGGTTGATCAAAATATTGCTTATTCTGAATACCTCGGTGAAGGATTAGAGAAGAGTATCAAGTATTCCGAATACATTGCAGAAAATGTAAATTCTGTAGAAGGCGAAACTCTTAATGAGTCTGCCGATGTTAAAGAAGGCAAGGATGCAGTATGCGAATCATGTGGAAAGGTACATGAAGGAGCCTGTGAATCTTATGAAGAAGAAAAAGACTACAAAGAATCAATCGAAGAAAAATTGGAAAGACTGATTGCTAAAGCTGAAACTAAGAATGTTTCTGAAATGCATTTTATGAACTTCTTAGGAGAGTCTAAAAAGAATCAATTCAATACTCTTCCTGCTGAGAAACAAGCAATGATTGTTGAATCAATGAATGCTCAACCAATTATGTCTACTGTGCAAGCAGAAAACGTTTGGGAATCTGCCTTTATTGAAAAGAGAAGAGAATTAAATATAATTGATGATATGCCTGAAAAGTTCAGAGCAAAATGGGATAACCTTTCTGAGGCTCGCCAGGCACAGATCATTGCGGAATCTAAATTCCATCAACTAGGTAACCAATACGGAATTAATAATTTCTGGGCAACAAGAGATATGAGAGATACTCAAATGTCAACAGAAGCTATTAATGAAAGTAAAACTGCTGCTGAGGCTGCAAAGAAATCAGAACCTTTGGTAAATGAATCTTTTGCTGCTAACCTTATCAGTAAAGTTAAGTTTAATCTAGGCAAATAAATAAAAAAATTCAATCTAATAGTTAAGAAGCAAAGAACTGTAGATAGATTATACAAAAAGTGCAAAAAATAAAAATACTAAAATGTACGCAAATCAATTAATCAACGAGGCCGAAGTTCAAAAGACTTGGGGCCCTATCATTGAGGAGGCTACCGGTATCACTGAAAAGTCTAAGTTATCTTGGATGTCTAAGTACTGCCACTACCATAACCTTAATGAAAGTGTATATAATACTGTACACTTAAATCCTAACATGAATGTTCAGGGTATGAATGCTGTTACTTTACCAGGAAACCCTGGAAGTATGGATGCATTCTCTGGACAAACTACTGGTTCAGGTGATAGACCATTTTCTTTGTTGCCACTTGCTATGCAAGTTGCTGCTCAGACTGTAGGTTTAGACTTAGTACCTGTTGTACCAATGCAAGGTCCTATGGGAGTTCTTACTTACTTAGACTTTGTATACGGTGGAGGTAGAGTTACTGACGCTGGCGGAATCGCTACTGACAGTGCTCCTTTATTAATCAAAGTAAAGGCTGATGTCGGTACTGGTGCATCTTGGACAGTTGATCAAGTAGTTTACGCTGCTTCTACTGCTACCAACAATGCTGCTTACGAATTAACTTACGTAGGTAAATCTAGAATTGACGGATACCAAATCTTCCGTGTAAGAGGTAATAACACTGCTACTGATCTTACTTTCCGTCAAGGTGAAGAAGGATACGAGCCAATTTATGCTGCTGTAGCAAATGGTGTTGCTTTCTATTCTGACGCTGCAACTACTACTGTTGCTGGTACTTGGGATGGAAACGCTGAATACGTTAAAGCTTTAGAAGATCACATTACTGGATTCTCTGGTAACGCTTTTGAAAAAAATAACGTTTCTGCTCCATTTACTAACATCGATGGTGTTAATCCTTACGAAAGAGGTGCAGGTGAAGCTACTCCTGATAACATCATGGGATTGAGCTTATTTAACAAGTCAGTTGCTGCTAAGACTTTCCAAGTTGCTGCTGCTGTTACTCGTGAGCAAGTTCAAGACCTTAAGCAATTTGGAATCGACGCAGTTGCTCAAGTAGAAGCTGTATTGGTTAACGAATTGACTCAGTCTATCAACAAATACATCTTGGATCGTATCTTCCGTAATGGTGCTACTAACTCTAAGAATGTAAGCACTGTTGAAGGATTATTGTTATCTGCTGCTTTCGGTGACGGTACAACTACTACCAATGCTGCTGGATTCAACTTAGGATTTGATAACACTGGTGCTAATGTTACTTTAGGTGCAGGTTCTGCTGTAACCAACGTAACTGGTGGAGGTGAAACTCAAGGTACAATCCAAAGAAGAATGTACACTAAGATTCTTGCTGCATCTAACTTGATCGCAACAAGAGGTCGTAGAGGTCCTGCTACTTTCGCAGTATGTTCTGGTGAACTTGCTACTGCATTCCAGGATATCGCAGGATTCGTTCCTTACCCATTGTCTAACACAATCAACCAAGCAGGTGGATCTCTTTTCCCAATTGGTGCTCTTGCTGGTGTAACTATTTATGTTGATCCTAACATGGCTTGGAATGACTACAGAGTTGCAGTTGGACGTAAAGGTGACGGAAACTCTCCAGGTTTGGTATTCATGCCTTACTTAATGGCTGAATCTGTTGAAACAATCGCTGAAGGAACTATGGCTCCTAAAATCGCGGTTAAATCACGTTTCGCTTTAGTAGATGCTGGATTCCACCCAGAAACAATGTATTACACTGTTGCATTCAAAACATTCGATGGCGTAAGCTTTATCTAATAGAATGTAAAGTAATAAATACTTTAAGAAAGGTTCGCCGAAAGGCGGACCTTTTTTGTTTAATAGTCTCAAATATATAAAACAATAGAAAAATAATATAGATCATGAAATTATTATCTTTTGAAGGATACAAAATGTTAAACGAATCATCTAAAGCATTTGAGGCTGATTTGGATAAAACACTAAACGAAAATATTGGAGCTGCGTTAGGTAGCCCTGTTAAATTTACCAAGATTAAAAATAATGCTAAGAAGTACCAACAAGCTTTAGTACAGGTTGCAATTAATAATCTTGACTATGAAAAGAAAAAGGCTGCTGGTAATGTAGATAAAACTAAAGCTGATGTTCTTAAAGCTGCGAATGCTCAAAAGAATCAGGCATTAAAAGATCAGGCTTCTGCTATATCTGATAGAATGGATCAATTAGCCACAACGGCCGGTCTTAAAAAAGTTGCCTCTATTGCTAAGAATAAATCAAAAATGGCTGCTGCCGAAACTGCACTTAAGACTGCTGATGGTGAAGAAGCAAAGGCACTTAAGTTAAAGATTAAAGGTCTTAACCAAAAGGTTGCTGCCGATCAACAAGAACTTAAAGATTATGAAAAGGCTGATGATAAGAAAGAAGGACCAGAAGGAACAGATAATCAAAACCTTGATAATGTAAATACTACTGACGGTGGTAAAGAAAAAGGTGGTAAAGAAGAAGTTGATCAGGCTAAAATAGATGCTGCTCAAAAAGAAGTAGATCAAGCTAAGGCTGAATTGGATATTATAATCGGTAATGATAATGCGAAGGAAGAAGATAAAATTGATTTTCAAATCGCATGGGCCAAAGCAGTGATGAAAAGAAATAAACTTGAAGGTAAGGATACTACAAAAGACTCCAAGGCAATAGGTGACTTGATGCAAAGGAAACAAGAATTAGCTGCAAAAGGAAAGGGCGGTGACGGTCAACCTGAAGGAGGAAAGAAACCCGGTGGAACACCTCCACCTCCACCCCCAACCCCTGGTAAAAAGAAACCCGGTGGAACACCTCCACCTCCACCCCCAACTCCTGGTAAAAAGAAACCCGGTGGAACACCTCCACCTCCACCCCCACCTCCTGGTAAAAAGAAAGAAGATGAGGAAGAAGGCAAACCTAAGAAAAAGAAAGCCGGTAACGAATCTTATGTAAACGAATCAGTTTCTGCTAAGTTCAGAAGACTGATGGAAAATAAATCTTAATGTACAAAGTTCGTAAAATAAACTTTGGATGGTATAGAAGGCGGCATGGTATTCTTTTGGAGAATCTGCCGCCTTCAAAGCAACGATTCATGGTAGAGAATGATTATCTGAAATGGTTAGAACCAGATCCACAGGTATATGAAATCATATTTAAAGTGGAGGATATGAATGACCATGAAAAGAATCCTAACCGCATTCTTTGGAATCCTTTTAGAGAAACGTTTACTAGCATAAAAGAATTAGAAAAAGATTCCGATTTAGTAGATTGGAATTGTGGAATCTGTAAAGCTGATATTAAATCAAGAATGGATTCTAAGAAAGTAGAAAACTTTGTTTGTAAGAAATGCTCAGAGGCTCATAACTCACGGAATAAAAGGGTTGATCAAAGGATAATAGATTCGTCCATTAAATTTACTAAACACTGTAAATCTCTTCTAAAAGGTGAACAGAGGGAGTTCCTCACCTATGTACGCAGATCATCTAAGGGCTAATGCCTCGTCTATAGTTATCTTTTTAAATGCGTTAAGTTTGCTCGTAGGGCATGCATTAAATATTTGGATATCTTTACCTTTTAGTAACTCTTTAATAACATTAAATCCTGGTAAGAATTGATCTTTATAAATATTCTCACCAGTTGCATTTACTGGGTACCCATCATGGAAGTGGCTATTTTTTCCATTATTACCCATATCATATCCTAAAAGAACAATTCTTTTTGCACCTAAATGGATTGCTAAATTAATTGCTGCATAGCCGCTATTATTACCATGTGCTAAAGTATCTCTCGCAGTTTCTAAACCAAATTTTTGACCCTTTCTAAGAATATGAATTGTCTTATCTTCATAAGGCATTGCTCTAACGGTAAATTTTAAGCCTTTAAAATTATGAATCTTTTCTTTAAGCCATGCATATATTCTACCATCTGTCCAATACATAGCATTAGCATGCGGCCAAAACTCTATAGCTTTATTTATTGCAATAGTCTTTTTACCTTTTAATCTATTCCACTCAAATCCTTTTAATGATGGCCCTCCACCTATTAAGTAAACCGTTTCACCTTGCCAAATAGGCTCAATTGGCTTAAATGTCTTTGGGGTAATATAAGGTTCCTTTCTTTTTATCTCTGCTTTTGCCACTTGTGTTGATACCGTAACTTTTTTAACTACTTTATTTCTTTGAACACCTTTAACTATTCTGCTAGGATTATTTGCAGAATCGTCTTTAGGTAAAAGTATATCAACCCTCTTTCTAAGTTTTCTTATGCGGCGCATAGGTCAGTTTTTTTATTTATTCCTTTTGAAACCATATCCAATTTTTACATATAAAAATAAATCTATTTTATGAAGAATGTACAAAACATACTCTTAACAGAAAAGTATCGGCCTCAATCTTTAGATGATCTTATTACCCCTAAACGAGTTGGTGATAAATTGGCAAAGGGAGTTTATCAGCATTTACTTTTACACGGTAGCCCTGGTACTGGTAAGACATCTGCTGCAAAGGCAATGGTTAAACATTTTAAACATCCTTATCTTTACATTAATGCATCAACCGACACATCAGTAGATATTGTAAGAAATCGCATTACTGATTTTTGTGCAAATCGTTCTATCATGGATGAACCTGGGAAACTGAAGGTTATTATTCTTGATGAGATTGATGGTGTATCTGATCAATTCTTTAAAGCTCTTCGCGCTACGATGGATCAATTTAATGTTAATGCAAGATTTATTGCAACATGTAATTACATTAATAAAGTACCGGACCCAATTCAGTCCAGATTTGAAATGATTGATTTTGATTTTTCAAAAGAAGAAGAGACTGAAATTATGAAAGGTTACATAATGAGAGTTTTACAAATCTGCAAAGAAGAGGGGTTAGGAATTGATAAACATGCTGCGGTTGAATTAGTAAAAAGAAAATTTCCAGATCTTCGTAATATGCTTAATACAATCCAAGGATTTAAATCTCAAGGATTGGAAACTGTTAATGTAGAAGATATTAAGAAGTTTAGTTCAGTCTATAAAGATATCTATGACCTTGTTATTGATGGAACTGATCCTGTAAAAAATTATCAATATATGTTATCAAATTATGCAAATAGAACTGATGATGTACTTTCTTCTCTAGGTGCAGAATTTATAGATTTTATAAAACAGGATAGGCAATCATATACTCAATTCATACCACAGATAATTGTAACGGTTGCAAAATATCAATCACAAAGGCAACAGGTAATTGATCCTGCAGTATCAATGCTTGCTTGTATCTATGAACTGCAATCAATAGTAAATGAAGCATGACACCAGAATTTTTAGATCAACTAATCAAACTCTATCCTAATAATTATGAATTAGGAAATGCAGTTAGAGCATTTTGGCATATGAAAAGAGACAAGCCTAATTTAAGCCTTGTTGAGTTAGAAAATGAATTTCTCCGTAACTTTCAGAATGGCATCTAACTTGTTATAATTAAATTAAATACTAATAATATGAAGAAAACCGGCAGACATACATTTGTCATCGACGGAAACTACTTTTTGTTTAGGACTCTATATGTTATACCTAGCCGTTCAAAAAAGAAAGGTTTATTAGGTACTGATGAAGAGGTCCAATCATTTGTCAAAAAATTGGCAACCGATTTTGCTTATCAGATCCGATTATTTGAAGGACTTATAGATCGTGTTGTTTGGACAGTAGATTCTAGGTCATGGCGTAAAGACTTTTACCCAGAAGCTGATTATAAGGGTAACCGTAAGCAGGACAGTAATATTAACTGGGATAATTTCTCTAAAGCTACATCTGATTTTATTTCCATTCTATCTAAGCAAGGTGTTATCATTTCTAAAATTGATGGTGCTGAAGGTGATGATCTTATGTATGCGTGGAATACAGAATCACTCGCAAATGACAAATCAGTAATCATGTTTACTGGTGATAGGGATCTTGTTCAATTAGTAGATAAGAGTAAAAACAATAATACCCATACTATTCTATTTTCACCAGCACATAAGAAGCTGTACACTTACCAAGGATTTTCTGAATGGTTAGATACTGAGGATGTTTCAGAAACTTCTGATGATGTATTTGATGTTCTTAAGGTTTCTGTTTCTCCAGAAAACCAAGCCAAGAAATTACTTAAAGACTTGGTTAAAAAGAAAAAGGCATCTATTATTGAAATAGACCCAGAAGACTTCCGTTTCCGTAAAGTTCTTACTGGTGATGCTGGCGATAATGTTCCTCCTGCATATTACTATACTTCAAAAAATCGTAGATACGGTATCAGTGAGAAAAAGGCAACTGCTATCATTGCAGAGTTTAAAGAAAAACATGGCCATCTTTCTCATATGTATCTTTATAATGAAGAGTATGTAACTGATTTAGCCAATATGGTTATTCGGGTTATGAATGCAAAACATATGAGCCGAGAGCAAATTATTGCAAATATTAAATCTAATGTTAATCTTATGGTTCTTGCTGCTGAATCAATCCCAGAAGGTATTTTGGATGAAATGTTTAAATATGTTGAATCTAAAATGAATCAGAAAGGACTACAATTAAAGACTATCTCTACTATGAAATCCTTATTGGAAGGAACTGAATATGCAAAAGAAGTTGACAGTTCCTTTAAGGCATCGTTCTTTAAAGATGACGATGATGATGAGGGTGATCTTTCTTTTATTAAGGACACTAAAAAACAAGATAAGATTTTTTAAACATATTGCAATTACTTCATATAAATATAAAATAGGAGATGAAATTATTTGACTATATAAAAGTTCTTTTCGGAAAGGATGAACAGTGGGATAAAGTAACAAACTATGATAAGTCTAAAAACTCTTTTATGACTAATCGGTTTATGAGTATTAAGTTTCCTATTCAAGCAAACTTATTTAATTCTCTTAAAACAGATCCGGCCGGTCAAGCCGAGGCATGGAGATTGGTCGCATCAAAGTTTAATAGGGTTCCTGGATTTATTTACACAAAGGTAAAAAAGTCACCAAAAGAAAAAGCAAAGGAATGGTCACCTAATCCTAAAGCTTTAGAACAATATATGAAGTTCAATGAAATTGGTGAACGTGAATATAAAGAAGCACTAAAATATGACCCATTACAAGTTCGTTCTGCGATAGATATATTAGAAAAACAGATGGGTAATGATGCTAATTGATAACACCTTTGAACTAGGAATTCCAACACATATAAAATTTACTCTTTTTAAGTATGATTACTTTGATAGTATAATTATTAGTAGAGTAAAAAAAGAGTGTAAGAATTTAAACTTATCAAAAGATGGTAATGAATATACTGTTAAAGTATCTTCTTTTCTTAATGCTATAAAAACAAGTAAGCGTTTACGTACCGAAATAGAAAAAGCTGAAAATTCTGGTTTTTTACCTAATCCTGCACTTAAGCCTAATTCTGTTTACTTTATTGTTTCTATTTTAAGTAGATTAGAAAATTTAGAATTTCTAACTTTTAGTGTAAATGATGATAAAAAATACACAAGATTAGTTAAAGGCGAATCTGGGCATGTCTTAAGTTTTTATTTCAGTATTCTTGAAGGCATTTTTGATTTAACACAGCTCTTGGATAGAAAAGAATTAGATATTTTTAATAAGACACTTATTGAATATAGGATCATGGATAACAAGTATCTTGATAGAAAGCCTTATTTCTATATGAAAGCTAGTGCTTTATTAGATATCTTAACTTCAATGGAAATTGATGGCAAACTAGATGCATATGGGATTATTGATCAAATAGATCCTAAATTAGAGGAAGACGATCCTATCTTAGTTGTCAAAACAGATTACACCCCATATTAAGTAGAATATATAAATCATGATAAGAAGGGATTCATACACATTTACAGGAAATGAAAATTTACCATCTGAATCTTGGATTCCGTATTTTTCGCAATCCACTGTTGGTAATTCATATACAATTTTATGGAATGATACTGATGATGAATTAATGATGTCCAATACTGAATATGAGTTTTCAACATATCAGCCTTTCTTTAATGAATTATTTAATGGAGCTAATGTTTTATCTATAGGTTATGGTATAGGTTTTATTAATGATGAAATTACAAGAAATAAAGCTACTATGACTGTCATAGAACTTCATCCAGAAGTTGTTGCATTGGAAACTAGAAATATTGAAAATATTACAATGATATATGCAGATGCATATAACTGTGATTATCAAAAACTATTTCCAACTGAAAAATTTGACATTATCTTATTTGACCCATCAGGGTATGATAATCCTAATAAAAACTTTCCAAGAAACCCTCTAAACGAAATCTTAACACCTGACGGTATAATGATGAGATGGAGTCATGCAGGATGTCACTTAGTTTAACCTGTTAATTTCTAAGAATATATAAACAAATAATGTTTGTATATGAAATCATTTCTTAGAAGATGTTGTGATTCAAAGCGAGAATGTGTTACTTACCTTGTTGTTTTTCTATGGGTATCAGTAGGTGTATTAGCTACTTATTTTGACACCGATTTTACTCAATTAGCCGGATACTTTATTTCTCTTACTGGATTCGTTGCTTCTTATATCTTTGGTGAAAGTATGAGACCTAGCGAAGATACTTCAATTTTTCTAAAAGGAAAAAATAGTAAAAGAGAAGTCTTAATGTATATAACAATTGCTTTATGGGCAATCGTAGGTATATGGGTCATTGTAAAGAACGCGGATTTAATAGGAGCCAGCGCTTACTTTGCTGCACTAACACCATTCGTAGGATCTTACATTATTGGAGAAACATTTAAAAAAGAAAATTCTTAAATGGCAGTTAACGGAACAACCACAGACGCAAACGGTGATGCTATACTTATAAGCCTACAAGAACCCTATAAAAATGTTGTTGAGGTTGTAGGATACTCTGATGTTACTAAAGGGGAAAACACTGGAGTTTATTTTAATAAACAGTTTAGGTGGGGAACCGATGGTGTCACTTATTCTGATTACGTGGCACTTACAAATGCGAATCTAGAGGCCTTACTATTAGATCCAAATAAACCATTTTGGATTCAGTATAGGTATGAACAGGTGGGCGATGGCACATTGGAATTTGAATCTATTGCTCTAGAATTAGTAACAGATGGTGGAATTATCTGTAAAGTTCCGCAAGTTCAGTGTGGAGCTGAAGGCTGTGTTGGCGTTCCTAACCTAGTAGTAGATTGCTGTGGAGGATCTTGGAATCCTTATGATTTAAGTAGAGCTTCGTCGATGTATAATCAACTATCAGCAGTAGCATCTAACTTATTTGGGTTCTGTGTTGACTATTTTAAGACAAAAGCTGACCAAAGAAGTCGAGATGTTATACTTAAAGAATATTCTTTATTTGATGTTATATCAGAAGCCGAAGTAAAAATACTTATTCCTGATAACGAATTACCTACAAGAGAAATCCAGTTTAATCCAATGATGATGGATTTTCCTGTGCAGTTTGAAGTTCATATTGTTAAGTCTGCATTTGAACAAGTGTTCGGTGTTGGTGCAAAACCAGAAATGAGAGACTATCTATACTTTAAACAGTATATGAATAGAATGTACGAAATTGATGCTGTTGCGGAAGCAGATGATTTTCTTTACTCAGGATCTTATTGGAGAGTAAGTCTTGTTCCGTACCAACAAAGAACTGCAGTTGGGTTTGATAATACCCTAGAAGGTAAAAATGCAGAAATTGATACTAAGGCTCTTGTATCTGATCTTAATAAATTTAAACAAGAAAGAGAAGATGAATTTGCAGATGTAAGAAAACCTAATCAGTATAATACTATAGGTACATTAGCAAATGATTATGTTAGAAGAATCTTAGATAAGAAGCTTATTATTAAAGAAGAAAATGTTTATAATGAATGGACTATCATTTCAAAGTATCATTATAAGTTAGGTTCTATGGCAAGAGGAACTGAAGCCATAGAATATAGATATAATCAAGGGTGGGCTCAAACTGATGATAGGGCATTTACATTTTGGTTAAATCCACAATACACAACACCTGTTGGAAAAAATATACTTATCTTATCAATTGTAGATAAAGGTGGTAAAGTACAGTTTAATACAGG